ATCCTGAAAGAGGTCTTCCAAAAATGAAAGTTGTTACTAACAAAGCTTTAGAAGAAGAAGTTAGAGTTTTAAGACTTAAAAACGAAGAATACAGAAAAGCATTGAACATCTTTAGAGAAAAACTTAATGAGGTAGCGGTTTTCAATTCAAACTTGGCGTACGCAACTAGATTGTTTACAGAACATTCTACAACTAAACAAGAAAAAATAAACATTATGAGACGTTTCGATAACGTCGAAACAATCAAGGAATCAAAAAATCTTTATTCACAAATAAAAAATGAATTAGGTGGTAAAGAAACTGCAGTTGTTAAAGAATCTATCGTAGAATCTATAGATAGAACACCAACTAAAGGTTCAACAAACTTGGTTGAAAACAAGACATATGAGAATCCACAATTCTTAAGAATGAAAGATTTGATGTCAAAATTAAACAAATAAACTAAACAAAATTTAAAAAAATAAAAAAATGGGAGCATTATTAGAATCAGGTCTTGTTGGTAACATCGGTCTTAAGCACCTTAAGGTTATCAAAGAAGATACAATTAACAAATGGGACAGACTTGGGTTCCTAGAAGGTTTGAGAGGTCATGTTAAAGAAAACATCGCTCAACTTTACGAAAACCAAGCATCACACTTAATAAACGAAGCTGCTAGTACATCTTCAGACGGTTCTTTCGAAACGGTTGTATTCCCAATCGTAAGAAGAGTTTTCTCTAAGTTGTTAGCTAACGACATCGTTTCTGTACAAGCAATGAACTTACCTATCGGTAAATTGTTCTACTTTGTACCTAAAATTCAAGGTTACACAACAGGTCAACAAGACCCAACCACTGGTGGCTACCACTATTCACCTTTTGGAGCACCTAACGGACCTTCTTCACCTGACACTGGTTATGGTGCAAATGATAAGAATTTATATGATAGATTCTATGAAGGTACTGAACCAGATTTAGACCCACCTGGATTATTTGATTATTCTAAAGGAGCATTCTCAGCTAGAACAGTTACAGGTTGTACACAAGTTTGGAATGGAGGTCAATTAGTTAATTCAGGTTATACTACAACTGGTGGTCCATACAGAAAAGTTTTAGTAGCTTTCTCAGGATTTAACTACAGTGGTGCTGGTAAATTAATCGGACCAAACGGTAATGAAATGGATACTGAAGAATTCTTGGCTGGTATGACAATCGCACCAATCACAGAAGCAGGTGTTAACCACCCATTCTCAGGAATGTCAGCTCCATGTTTGTTCAGAGTTGTTACTCAAAAATATGGTAAAGGTATTGTACAATATGGTTCAAGCACAACTACAAACTTCCCTAACACAAGTGGTTCTAACCCTGGTGGTAACGGTGGTACATATGATAATATCTGTGATGCAGACGGTATTATTTACTTAGAAGTTGATGCTCAAGTTCCATGTTCAATCGGAGCAGGTTCATTAGACGGATATTCTGGTTTAACTACAACAGTAAGCTCAACTAATGGTTTAGATTTCTCAATGACTTATAGAATCTATAAAGAATTGGAATTTGAAGACCAAATCGGTGAAGTTTCATTTGACCTTGAATCTGTTACAGTATCAGTTACTGAAAGAAAATTAAGAGCTCAGTGGTCACCTGAATTAGCACAAGACGTTGCAGCGTTCCATAATATTGATGCTGAAGCTGAATTAACTGCTTTATTGTCAGAGCAAGTTGCTGCTGAAATCGACAGAGAAATCTTGAGAGACTTAAGAAAAGGTGCGGCATGGACTTTACGTTGGGATTACAACGGATGGAAGAGAGGTACAACCGCAAATCCATTAACTCAATATACTCAAAAAGATTGGAACCAAACGTTGATGACAGCAATCAACCAATTGTCGGCTCAAATCCACAAATCTACATTAAGAGGTGGAGCTAACTGGATTGTTGTATCTTCTGAAATCAGTGCAATTTTTGATGATTTGGAATACTTCCACGTATCAAACGCAGCACCTGAGCAAGACCAATACAACATGGGTATTGAAAGAGTAGGTACATTGGCAGGTAGATACCAAGTCTACAGAGACCCTTATTTCCCACCAAACACATTGTTGTTGGGTCACAAAGGTAACTCGTTGTTAGACACTGGTTATGTTTACGCACCATATGTTCCTCTACAATTAACTCCAACAATGTATAACCCATTCAACTTCACACCAATCAAAGGTATCATGACAAGATACGCTAAGAAGATGGTTAACAACCGTTTCTACGGTAAAGTGACTGTTGATGGTGTTAGAACATTTGATTTGAGAGAATTGAGATAATCTAACATATCTAACTATAAAAAAAGGGACGATTATTCGTCCCTTTTTTCGTTTACATCCGATTGATTTTCATTCGGTGAATACAGTTTTCTAATACATTTAGAAATTAATTCTGACTCCTCTAATGTATAAACACCTTGTCTATTAGCGTGTTTTACAGAATTTATTAAAAAATAGATAGATTGTTCTTTATTTAAAGAATCTAATAATGTTTGAAATTCTTCGTCATTTTTAAATTTAAAAATATCAAAAATATTATAATTAACCATAGTTTGAAATATTTATATAATGATAGAATTAAAATGTCAAAAGATAAAGTAATATACAAGGATATAAAATCAAATGATTTTACTGTTTGGGAAAATATAAATGAAGCTACGGTATCAGGTGGTTCTGGTAGTTATAAACCGCCAATTAGTCCTGGTCTAATGGATTGGGAAAAAAATGCTTTATCACCTTTTATCGTACCAATCTCAAAATATGAAAGTGCTGAAGTTAATTACGATAGTTTAGATGGAATAATAGATTCAAAAAACGTAAAAACAAAAGAACATATAGCACATAAAATGGCTAAAAAACTTAAACACAAATTTCAAGGAGTTGATAGTGATGGATTGGGAGATGGTGATAACGCTGGCGGTGAATCAGGCGGTAGTGTATCTGAACAAATTTTAAATTTAGTTAATTTGCTCACTGAAGATTTGGCGGTTTGGTTTGGAACTAAGAAAAAACCAAAAGGAAGTAAACAACCAAAAGGTCCTTGGGTTAATATTTGTAGAAAAGTAGATGGTAAACATCCACCATGTGGAAGACCTGATACGTCTAAGGGTGCATATCCAAAATGTAGAGCGGCGGGTGTTGCAGGTAAAATGTCTGACTCACAAAAAAAATCTGCGTGTTCACAAAAAAGGAAAGCGGAGAAAAAAGACACACAAACAGGTAAAGGTCAAAAACCAATATATACATCTTATAAACCAAAAAAAGAAAGTATATTAAGTAAAAGCGTGATTTCTGAAAAGTTTAAAGTTGAACCACATGAATATATTAAACTTTTTGAAAATGATGATTTTTTACTAGTAATACCTTTGACGTTTGACGCATCATGTAAATATGGTGCGGGAACAAAATGGTGTACAACATCTAAAGATAGTGATGATATGTTTAAGAAACATAATAGAATGGGTTCTTTAGGTTATATAATAATAAAAAATAAAGAATTACAAGCCAAATTAGAATCTTCTAAATTTGGTATGTATATAAACAAACCAGGTGAAAATTACTTAGGTGGTAGATATCCATCACCACAAGGAATTATTTTTTATAACGATATTAATGACCCAATGGATTCTAACAAAATCATGAACTTATTTGACAAAACAGATAAGTACGGTCAATTAATGAATATAATTAGAAAATTTACTGATTATAGTGAAGATAAATTTAAAAAAATTGACGATTTAAAAATCAATTAACAATAAGGTGGTGAACACCTTTTTTTTCCGTCTAATCCTTTAATTTTACCTTTACATACTTGAATTGCATATCCATTAGCGTACGCAGAAGGGTAAACATCAAATTTTGCTTTCGCAGCCGATTTGCCTCTACTACAAAGTTTTGTTCCTGATTTCTTTTTTCCTTCATGTACCATTAATCTTTCAATAACTTCCTTTGAAAAAACTGATGGGTCATCGTGAAGTGGTTTCATTTCTTTTTGAACTTTTTCTATATTATCAATAAAATAAATTGCTCTAGCGGCATTAGTTAGTGTTCCTAATAATGGAACATCTAAATCTTGTGGAATGTACTCCTGAATTGTATCAATAAGCTCTTCTATTGTCATCTTCAAAAGTAATGGTGCGATACCCGACGCTAGAGAACCTAAAGG